CCTCCCAATGAACGGCACGAAGCGCATGCAGAAGCGCGTCGCCGCCGCGACCATGATGATGTTCAGCGCCTGCGGCACGCCGAAGAAGGCCAGACCCGCCGCAATCGGNCCCGGNAGCGCGGCGTACATGCTGCGGATCATCTGCGGCACGCCNAGGCTGTCGATCAGTTCGCGGGCGGCGGTGTAGCTGACATCGATCAGCAGGATCAGGGTCTGGAGCGCGGCGTACATCGACGCCTTGGTGGCGACCACCAGG